ACCATTTTTTTTTTTTTTCTTCAATATTTTTTTTTTGTTCTTCACTATATTTTTTTTGTTCTTCACTATGTATTGCTTCACTTAAACTAATATCACTCACAGTATCACTAAAATTGTCATCAATTAATATAACTTTTAAAAATTGGTCATATATTTTTTTATAATCTTCATCTTTTAAAAATACAATTTCATCTAATGTAGTTTGTTTAAAATAGTCATCATAGGTTGAATATGCTTTTTTATTAAAAAAACAGGCTAATTCAAAACCAATTTTTGCTATATACTCATCACATTGCGGGCGAGTTTCTGTTTCTAAAGGTAATACAATACCTAAATACCAAAATTTATATATATTTAGAATAAAATATTTAAACAATACATTCATAATTGTTTTAGTAGTTTCTTGATTTACAATTGGTAATGTTTGAACACTAGAAATAGTATAACTATTATCATTTTGTTTTGTATATTTTATAGTTACTAATGTATATATATTACGATTAGTTATATGTTTTGTTATAGTATTATCAAATCCTTCAAATAAATTAGATATCGCACAAGTAGTAGGTATTTTTGGATCATTTGGTTTTAATTTATATTTTAACAGTTTATATAAAATATTACATAAAGTAATATCAAAAGTATTTGTAGTTTTAGGCTCTTGTTTTTTTATTGTATTGTCTGTATTTAAGAAATAATCTTTTGCGTCTTTATTAAATTTAAAACAGTCTTGTATATTTTCTGCATTAAAATCATTACATCCTTTTAATGTTTTATTATCCACATAAGACTCTTTACCCAACATCATTTCTTTAATTCTTACTGTGCTTTCTGTCCCAGGCATATCAAATATAACCAATTGTCCTCCTGTAGCCATTTTTATAGTAATTTGTAAAAAACTTCTACTACTATTGGGATTGTTTGGTGTGGGTAATATGCGTAATTGTTCTCTGCGATGTGTTTCTATTTCCGCAATGCATTCTTTAATAGTTTTAATAGAAATATTATTTTCATTTTGTTTTATTATGCTATTATAAATTTTATTTTTTTTCATTTCATTATTTTCATTTGGAATAATAATATCACTCAACTCTGTTTCTTTATTATATCCAACAAAAAATGTTGGTTTATCTGGGTCAGGATAAATTTCTAAAAATTCAACACTATTTATTTGTGCTTGATTTTGATTTATAAATTGATATAAAATAGAAGTATCACCTGTTCCTCCTTCAATAAGTGTATATGTTTTACCTGAACCTGAAAAACCAAAGCCAAATAAAACAACACTTTTGCCATTTTCTATTGATGTCATTAATCCTTGTTTTTGTAATTCATTATTAGTTTTTCCTACAGCAAATTCAACAGTTCTAATATCATCTTGATTAGATTCAAATAATGTTTTGTAAAGTTTTTTATTTTTATTAATTTCTTCAGGAAATACTAATTCATATGGACCATGTGTGCTCGTTTGTGTGGTCGGTTTTGTGCTTGGTTGTGTGCTCGTTTTTTCTTTACATAAATCTTTAAATGTAAGTTGTTTTGTATCATATTTTACATCAAACATTACTTGCTCGCCACCACCTTGTTTTGGTTTTAAATTAACATATATAAGAGCAGAACCTTGTAAAATACTTAATAATTTAGAGTAATGTTCATTATATATTTCTATATCATTAGGGGTAATATCATTTTCTTTTTTTCTATCTTTCCACAATGTATCTTTGGTTAATAATGTAAATCCATTTTTAGGAGATCCTGTATTGTTAATTGATAGTGCTGTTAAATCATCAATAATAGATTCATCATATTGTTTTGTATTATATAATTGTATCATATACTTTATATTTTCTAATATGATTAGTATTTCTGCTTTTTCTTTTTCTATTTTTACTTGTTTTTGTGTTTGTCTTTCTGCTGCTCGTCTTTCTGCTTCTAGTCTTTCTGCTTCATCATCTTTTTTCTTTTTTATTAATCCCTCCTCTTGATTTTTTAACACTTTAAAAGCACTTTGTTTAATATAAATAACATTACTTTTATCATTTTCCCCTTCAATAGTTTGTTTCTTATATCTCACTCTATCTAAAACGCCCTTTAACAATACAATTTCTTTATCAATATCCATAGTTTTAAAATCTACCTTATTATCTTTAGGAAAATAAACATTTTTTAATAATTCTAAGAAATTTAATCTGTATTCTTCAAAAAGAGATGTTCTTATATGTAAAGCGTCTTCATTACTTGTAGGTATCTCGCCCTCACCAAACTCTTTATTTTTATTAATAGCATCACTAATATAGTTTAATTTACTATGTGCTCCTCCAACCAAAGTTCCCCCTTCATTATCAACATCTCCCTCTACACTATTAAATAATTTTTCCATACTTTCTTCTATTTTTCTAATTACTTCTTTTGCTTCTTCTTTCTTTTTAGGTTCTTTTAATAATGTTCTAGCATTAACTAATAATTCTGTAAGTGTATCTAATTTTTCATATTGTGTATAGTGTTTATAACTATCTTTACTATAATCTATTTCATCTTTTATTCTATATTCAAATATTTTCTTAAAATTTTCAGAAATTCTTTTAGATATATCATAATCCATTTTACTAAATTGACCTATTTTAACAACCCCATAAGATGACCTTTCTTTTTTTACATTATCTTGTTTGCGTTGTATATTAATTTCTTGTTCTATAATATCAAAATATATGTTTTTAACAACATTAAATATTTTATTGGCTTCATCCTTATTATTATATTTATCTTTAGTTTTAGCAATATCAGGTAAAATTGTTTTTAATAATTTAATTAATAATTTATCAATATAATCATATTTCTTTATATTATCTTTATTTCCATCTATATAATCTGAAAATGCTTTGAAATAAGTTAATAAATGATTAAATAGTTTTAAAGGAGGTGGATCATTACTATCCAATAATGGTTTTATTTTTTCAAGGGCTGTAATTTTATATTCAGGTTTATTATCTTCTTTATATTTAGAGTTTTCTTGTTTATTATATTCTTCAATTTCTTTTTTTAATGTTTTTATAATTTCTTCTTGTGTATCAGCACCAGCACCAGCACCACCTGAGTGAGGTGCTTGTTGTAGGCTAGTTTGATTTTGTATTATTTTTGTAACATTTTTTAATTTATCTAAGGGTAATTGAATAACAACATCTGTAAAATCAATATCAGATTTATGATATAATGATAAAATAAAAAATAAGATACCTATTTTTTTTATCATCATATCATAATAATAATACACTAATTTAAACATTTCAATAACCTCAATATGTTTAACTAAATACAATATTTGTAAATCATAACATTTATATATAACTTTTTGTATTGTTTCAGGGTCACTACTAGTTTCTCCAAGAGTGTTTGAATTATTAAAATATAAATTATTTGTATTAGTAATATTAAAACTCTGCCAAGAAGTTTCTGTTTGATTAGGTGTTTTGGAATTATATTGTTTTTCACTTATATTTTGTTGATATTCTTCTATTAAAGTATCAAGTTTTGTTTTGCCATTATTTTTTATACCTAATATATTTTTTATTGAGGTTTCATTTGATAATTGTATTTGTTTAATTAATTGTAAAAATTCATAATCTACCAATTCATCAACTATATATTTATTTTTTAAATCTTTTTTTGGGCTATCTGTCCTTGTCGTCCCTGTCGTCCCTGGTGATGTGTCTGTCGTCCCTGATGCTGTGTCTGTCGTCCCTGGTGCTGTCCCTGTATCTACTTTTCTAGTTTTCTCTTCATTTAAATCTCCCACAACTTTTTCAACCATTTTTTGTGTCTGTAATAATTCTTGTAATCCTGTAATTTCAGGTTTAGGTAATTTAAGTTTTCCATCTTTCCCTTTTGAATTAAAATATTTAGGATCAACTAATTTTTTAATAACATCATTAATGGTATCATTTAAGTTGATATACTCATTCATTTTTTTAAATATATCAAGTAATTCAATATGTTTATTTATATAAAGTTGTTGTAAATCATTACATTTTCTAAAATATCGTTCTATTGTGTCTTTATCTTTTGATAAAGTAAATTCACCATTCATTAGATTTTTAGGGGTATTATTCTCAAACCCATAATGTGATGTTTTCTCACGATTTAAAACTGTATTCCATAATTCATTATCTGTAAATCTACGTATTTCCTGTTCCTGAGGTAATTTAGTTTTATTAGAATTTTCTAAATTTTTTAATTTTTTTATATCATATGTTTGAGGTTCATGTTGAGGTTCAGCATTTGCTCCACCTTCTAGACTACCTATTTTACTTTTTGATTGTGTTAATAATTTAGGTATATACATTTTTATTTTTTTACTATCATTATCATTATCAACATTCTCAATAATAGCATTAATACCAAATTGATTTTTAGCATTTTTAATATGTTTTATAAATATATTATTTTCATCTTCATTACCAAAAAATTTTGTAAATTTTTCATTTGTTTTATATTTTTTTAAAATAGTATCTAAATTATATAAAAATAGGTCATATTCAAACACAGCAACAGTATTGTCATTTTCATTATTAAGTTGTTTAAGAATAGTTCTTATATAATCGTTTTTAAAAATATTATTGTCACTTATATCTTTAATACCATCTTCTGTATATTTATGTTCAATAAATTTATTAAATAATTTTGCTAATAATTTATCATATGTATAATCAGTATCAGTATCTGTAAATGTTGATTTAAACTTAGAAGTCAGTTTTGTCAAATCAAGTTTATTATTTCCATTATTTAAATTGTCTGGAGATTCAAACCATTTAGTTATAAATTTATCAACTTCATCTTTTTCATCATAAAATATTACTTTTCTATTACTATTGTCACCAAGAGTAGAAACAGGAACATTTCCATTAACACCACCATCCATTACTATACTATAGTCATCATAATCTCCAGTTTTAATATTATTATAACTTTTATGAAATCTACTATCATAAAGTTCATATTTAAGTCTTCTTTTTTTAGAATTACCTGTATTTTCTTGCGATGTTTTAGTCCTTTTTCTATACATTTTATAAAATAATAGTAATCTTTATTATATAATATAATAGTTAATTGTTATTATATAAATATACTATTTTTTATTTATATTTTATTTTATAGTTTATTTATATAAAAAATATGAAAAAATACTTTATTAAACTATAAAAAGAGATATTAAAATGTAAAAAAATTAAAAATGTAAAAAAGAAATATTAAAAATTAAAAAATAGTTATTTATGCTTTATAAAATGGTTTATCAGCCCAGGCAATAGTTGTTTCTGGGTTAGACATTTGGTATTTACTGCCTTCTACAACTTTAGGAACATGTTCTCCAAAGGGTGCGGTAAGAGGTTCAATACGATTAAATTTAGTAATGTTAGTTGAAACAGAGTTATCACCACGAACATCATGCATTACAATATTACCAAATCCGCGATGGTAATTAATTTTTTGAGTAGTGTAAGGTAAATCACATACACTTGCGTATTTGCCTATATTTTGAACATTCATTTTAGAATAGTTAATTAAGTTGATTTAAATTATATAATTATTTAAATAGTTTATAAAATTACTTTATTATTATAATATATTTTTATTATTAAAAAAATTATATATTAGTTATAAAAAAATTATAAATAAAATAAAAATTAAAAATAAATAAAATAATTATAACTAAAATAGAAATTATAACTAATTAAAAAATTATAACTAAATAAAAAAATTATAACTAAATAAAAACAATTAACTTATTTGAACTGATGGCTCAACATAGAATAAACAATAAGAACCATTGCTAGCAACACTACCGCTTTCTAGAAAATAGCCTGCTTTGATATAATTTACTGTTGGAACAGATTTTGTATTATTAAATATAAATCCATCTTTACCAACCAGACCAATTATACCAACATCACTCACACTATCATTTCTAGTAAAATCAGCAGTAGAACTATTAGTACATTTTACAGTAGTAATTCCTTTTGTGCATACAGAACACGTTCCTCCTGCCGATGCGTCTTCAGTAGCAATACCTAGAATATTGAGTGGTGTTGTAAAAGGACTTATTGACGAAAGTGTTGTATATGTAATAGGTTGAATTACAAGATTACTTGTAGCAGTTTCTCTAGTTATTCTCACGGCTTGACCCCTGTTTACAGATGAACCGCCAGTTTTAACAATCCATTTAGAAGTTTCACCCCATCCAGTTGTAATATTTTTTAAATTAGTAAGTGTATTTTGTGTTCCTGAAAAATCCCAATTATAAGGTAAAGGTTTAGAGTTAATTGTAATAACATTACTATTTTGTGTTAATTCGGTGCTTGTAACAGTTAAATTACTATTCACTATGTAAGACGAACCTTGAAGACTTCTAATATTAACATTGCTTAAACTTTGTGAAATATCAACTAATGTGCTAGCAAATACACTACCTAAAGCAACAGTTGATTCAACGGCTGAATTTGCTCCTAAATTATTAAAATTAACAGCATTAGTAAAATCTTGACCTGAGGGACCTTGAACTCCTTGGGTGGCATTAAATGTAACCCACGCCGACCCATTATTCCCTTGAAAAATTGGTGGTGAAACAGTATTATTTAATCTAACTTCACCACTTAAACCTATATCAGAATAATTTACTCGTAGAGCAACATTACTACTTTTTGGTTCAATTTGATACCAACCTGCTTTTTCAGTATCTAATGAATTGGTGGCATAATTAGGATTTGTTAAAATAGAAGGTATTAATTTTGACATTTTATTATACTATTTAATGTTATATTAGTTTATGTTATTTTTATATTATTCTATATTATTTTTATATTATTTTATATTATTTTTATATTATTATTGTTATATATTATTTATTTTAATTTTAATCTAAATCATTTAATTCTTAATCATCTAATTCTAAATCATCTAAATCTGAATCATCTAAATTTAATTTATTATCTTCTAGAATAGATTTAATTTCTTCTTTATTTTCTATTTCTTTTATTTCTAAATCTTCTATAATTTCATCTTCTATAATTTCATCTTCTATAATCTCATCTTCTATTACTTTATCTTCTATAATTTCATCTTCTATAATCTCATCTTCTATTACTTTATCTTCTATAATTTCATCTTCTATAATTTCATCTTCTATAATTTCATTTTCTAGAATAATTTTAGTTTCTTCTAGAGTAGGTGTATTTTTAGATACAGAATTAGATTGTAATTTATTATATAAGAATTCAGCATCTTCAATAATAGATTTATCAAATCCTTTTTGTTTTAATAATTTAAGAGCAAAGTGTTTTTTACTTACTCCAGGTTTTATTTTGTAATCGCTAATAATAGTATCATTTTCATCAATTTCAATATCAAAGTAATGTTTATCTACTTTTACTTCATCCATACCTGCTAATACATCAAAATGCGTTGTAATTATATTTAAAGATTTATTTAAATGGCACATTTTCTTAATAACAGCATAGGCACCACTCATACCTTCTTGATAATTAGTAGAAACAAAGATTTCGTCCATTATATTAAAACTAAAATCACCTTTTGTTTCAGCATTAGTTAGCATTTGTAATTGTTGATAACATCTACTCATTTCTGCTTGGAATAAACTTTCTTTACCTTGACAATCTGGAATATTTAAATAAGTAGAAATATTTACAAAGGGTGTAAAAGCAAAATCTGATGCAGGAACAACACCTACAGTTTGACCTAATAAAATACATTCTATAACAGATTTAATATAAGTAGATTTTCCAGAACCATTTGGACCAGTGATTAATAAATTATTAAATGTTTCTTTCTCTTTTTTCTCTTCTTTTTCTTCTCCTTCTTCTCCTTCTTCTCCTTCTTCTCCACCAACTTGAATAGGTTCATAACCTAGTTTAATATCATTATATACAGGTTTTTCACAACATATATTCCATACAGATTTTCCTTTGACAATAGGTGTTTCACTATCTGTAATAAAAGAACATAGATTGCGTTTATTTATTTTATTATCTTCATTTACCCAACTGCTTACACCATACCAAACGTCAATATGTGCCAAATACTTACAGAAAGGTTGTATTATTTTTTTAGCATCTAGAAATTCTTTAAATGTTTTAATAATAATACCTTTATTTGAAAATAGACTTGGTTCGCAATTAAAGCAGTCGTGGTTAAGTAGATTTATAATTGTGGGGTTTTGTAATAAATCATACATTTCATTAACAATAGGTATAATTTCAGGGCTTTCAAACCCTAATTTCATTTTAAAACATTTTACTGCGTTTTTCAACCATTTAGAAATAATATTAATACGTGAATGAAACATATTAATAATTTTATTATAGGTTATACTTGATTGAATACTATTATAAATACCATAAAGATATGAAATAATAACAAATCCTAAATAGACATAGGTTCCAGCACTTGTATTCATAAATGCTACTATCCATTTTACAATAGATATAATTACATTTTTTATACTAAATGTATTAAAAAAACTAGTCCCAGCACTCGAACCATTTAAACCCCCGCCACCATTTAATCCTCCCATACCATTTAATCCTCCCATACCATTATGAACTATATTTTCTGCTACTTTACCTATATCGCTATTTATAATTTTGTTTAAATTTGTAAAAAACCCTGTTCCACCCATAACTAATTTTTTCATTACCATCCAGAATGTTTCAAAGGGAACAGGAACTTTTAATACATATTTCATAAATATATAAGGAGCAAACATAAATATAAAAGGAGCAATGGCTCCATAAGCAGGACTAAATATAATAATAAAATAATAGAAGTATTTTAAAAATAGTTCATTATAGTTGAATTGTTTTAATAGTATAAATTCAAAGAAAATAACTTTATATACTTCTTCCATTTCTGGTGTATCTGCCATCTGCATGGCTAGAATATCTTTTTCTAATTTAGAACATTCTAGCAATAGTGTTTTTATTTCTTCTTTTTCTTTATGATTTAAAAATAAAGAGACTTGATGTTGTCTATGATTTAAAATAGAAATATCAGTAGTAGGTTGTAATATAATAGATTGTAATAATGTTTTACCTAATTGTGTAGATGTTCTATTAAATTTATCAAATAAAGATGTCGTTTTACTATTGACATTACTATCTAAATTAGCCTGAAAAAACTCTAATTCATTATATTTATGACCGTCTTTAGAATATAATATAGTATTAGGAAATTCTTTTTCAAGTTTAAGTATGTCTTTAATTATTTCTGAAACATCTACATTATCACTTGAAAATGTTTTTAATAAATCAATAATATTTTCATCATCTCCAGAGACATCATCATTATTATTACATTTATTATTATCGTTATTAGTATCTTTATTAGTATTATTACTATCCGTATTATTTATTTTATTAAGTAATTTTTTTATAATAAACATTAACATAATGTTAAATAAATATAATTATATAATTAAATAATTCTAAAATAAGTATTATAATTAAGATATAAATGAGTATAATAAATAAAACGAAATGATAGAAAAATAAGAAATGATAAAAAAATAAGAAATGATAAAAATGAGAAATAAATTAATTATATTAGTTATATTTCTTTAATTTTTTAAAAAATAAAACATATACTATTGTTAGTATAATAAATTTGAAAAATAAATAAATAAATAAATAAATAAATAAATAAATAAATAAATAAATAAATAAATAAATAAATAAATAAATAAATAAATAAATAAATAAATAAATAAATAAATAACTAAAAACATATATAATTTTTTTTATATATGAATAAAACATATGATTTACAAAAAAAACTATATCTAGAAACATTACTAGATAATTATCATTCTAAAGATAATACTGATATTCATAATGAAAATGATAATGACAATGGAGATGATTATTATAGTGAAACTATATTAAAACCTTATTCATCTACTCATTTATTGTTAAAAAAATATATAGGTGAAACATTTTATAAAACACAACTATCTCCTTTTAAAACAAAGTCTAAATTTAATTCTTCTCCAGAAAGAATTTATAATCCTCCTTATGATTTATTAATAAAAATAGATAATTCTAATACAAATACTAATATAAATGTTTCAACGTTAATAGAAAATTATATAAATAATGTTTTTAATATATCAAAAAACTATTTAAAATCAAATACAGACCCAGATACAATAAAAGCAATTATTAGTCCTTATTCAAATAATTTATTTCAAAATGGATTATGTAGTGCTTCAGCATATTATCAATTATACGATAGAACTAAACCAATTAAAAATATTATATTACTTTGTACAAATTCAACCAAATCATCTACATTAATATCAACTTCTTTTACTTCTATAAAATCTTATAAAAATGAAACACTAGTAAATAATAAACCAATATCTAATACATCGTTAAAAATAAATACTAAAATAATAGACACTTTAAAACCTTATCTAGAAATAAATAACGAACTTATTGAAAATGAAGTATCATTGTATAGTAATTTACCATTTATTGAAACAATTGCTCCGGGTGCTTCAATAATACCTATTTTAATTAGTAATTCAATGTATCTAGATAATAATAATAATAATAAAATAAGTAATGTTATTAATATATTAAAAAAATATCTAAAAAGTGATGATACTATATTAATATCTACAAGTAATTTTACCGATACAAGTATAAATACAAACATAAATACAAATATAAGTATAAATAATGATATAAATAATAATACAAATACAAATATAAATTATAATATTAAAAAGGAAGATAATATAATATTACAGTTTATATATGATAATGTAGATGGTTATAAAACCCGTAGTAGTAAAATAGATGATATTTTATTTATACAAAATACACCATCAACGAGTTCATTATCATTTTATATCTTTTCTAATCTATTAAGTAATTATACGAATACATCTAGAAGTTCATCAAGTTCGTCAAATAGTAGTAATAGTAATGGTGATTCAGGAATAAGTATTGATTTTAATACTAATTATAAAAATTTATATTCTAGAATAACATCTTATTATACATCATTAAATGAAAAAATAACATCTAAAACTATAAATAATACTATAAATAAAAACCATATAAATCAATTTACACCAAATGATTTATTTAATAATTCATCATTATCAACATCACCATTATTATCATCGTCAGAACCATCTATAAGTTATATAGGATTACTATTTACTACACAACCTTATTTTGAAAATAATAAAAAAAGGGTGATTGATAATTCATTTTCAGAATATGAAAAACATTCATTAACTTATTTTATGAAACAAGAATTTTATTTAAATACAACGTCATCTATATTAAAAAATACAGTTAGTAATTTTAATACTATAAAAAATTTTAATAATACTATTCATAAAATAAATAATTTACCAATTAATAGTCCTATCTTTAAAAAACATTTAGGTATTTTTATAACATTATATAAGAAAGATACAAATGAATTAAGGGGATGTATTGGAACAAGTGAAACAAATAATGATGACTATACAATAGAAACACATATTAAAAAATTTGTATGTGAATTATCAACTAAAACAACAAAATGTAGAGATTTAGAATTCTCTCCAATACAATATAATGAATTAGATAATCTATCATTTGAACTTACTATATTATATCATATGAAGCCAATAAATAGTGAAGATTATATTAATCATTTTAAATTTGGTAGTGATGGACTATTATTTAAATCAACGTTAAATAATAAACCATTATGTAAATATTCTCTTACACAAATGACATTATATTTTAATAAAAATAATAAAGAAGTATCTAGCAACTGTATAAATAATACTAATAATAATAATAAAATTTTATTAAATGAATTAACTAATAAATACTCGACTTATACTAATTTTATTTTATTTTATAATGAAGGTATGATTATAAAAAGTTATTAAAAATAAAAATATTAAATATGTATATACATTAAATAATAAGTAATAAATAAAAAATGATTATAAAAACTAAAAAATATAATACTAAAACTAAAAAATATAATACTAAAACTAAAAAATATAATACTAAAACTAAAAAATATAATAGTAAAAACAATAGTAAAAGAGGAGGAGGTAAGTTTTTATCTAAACTATCAGGACAAGTTTTTTCTAATACGGGTAAAAAAAATTTAAGTTATAGAGGTATTGGTTCGCAAGCATTTAGAAATACAAAAAAAAGTATACGTAGTTTTCAACAAGGTAATCAATCAAACCCAGATTTATTAACACTTATTTATAATAATAGAACACCAAATCAAATAACAATTAATAATTCAACATTAAATACTATATATGAAAGTAGTAAATTATCAACTGCTCCACACGTCCAAGTAAATAATATGAACCATTTTTTACTTGTTATGATTTTACCTGGCAATGAAAACAGAAAACCTAAATTACTATGGGCTAAAAATTTTAAAAATAGGTCAAGTTCTATAGCAATTATAAATTATTTATTACCTAAACAAAAGAAACTTCCTATAGGTTCTATATATAAAGTAGTATTTAAATTATATAGATATCCTGAAACTATAAAAGAACCATTTAAATTAGAAGATAGTATTACAATAAAAAGAAAAGTTGCTATGCAAAAATTAAATACTTATCTTATAAATAATAATATGTTAAATTCAGTAGCAATATCTTATCTTATTAGTGTTAAAAAAGACGCACAAAAAACAATGAATAGTATATTAAAATTGACATCTTAATACTATTTACTTATTCTATTATTAATAATATTTACTTATCATATTATCAATATATTTTTTATATTTTTTATATCCTTCATAATCCGTAAATGAATAATGTTTAGTTTGTTTATTTTCTTTACTTTTTTTATTTTCTTTATTATTAAACTGATGTAAATTATTTAAAGTATCCATTAAATAAAATTCAGCCATTTTAGCAGTAATTTCATTTGGATGATAATTATTTGGATTTTCACCAAAAAATGTTGTAAATGATTTTAAATTATGTAATAATGTAGTAGGTTGTTTTAAATAATAAAAATTACCTTCATTATCTTGATTTAATTTTAATGCCACCAAATCTACTTCACTCAAAGAAGATGGATTTACAGATTTAAAAACAGCACCTATCCACCAATAATGTGTATTATTATTATGTAAAGTAGGTTGTATGGTTGTAGAAAGTTCTGGCATTTTCCATAACCACTTTGTAGATAAACCATCAGGATTATTACGATTTAGAGGATATATACTTTCTAAACCTTTAATATAATCACTATTATAATGATATCCCAATTCTTTATATAAATCTTCAAAATCAAAATGAACATAACGTTGATGTATATGTGTTAATTCGTGTAATAATGTTGTTTCACGTGGATTACGAAACCAATCAGCATCCATAATAATTGTTTTCTCTAGCGTATGAGGCATTCCAGATTCTAACCAAGATTTTGCTTTTGCTATGCTAATCTCTTTTAACCATTTAGAGACATAATTATAATAAGAAGTATTGTTTAATTTTATTTTATCTAGTAAGTTTAATATAAATACATCTACTTTTTCTTTTTCTTTTGGTGTTATTGTATCAAAACCATTTTTACATTTTTCATAAAGTTCATTAAGTGAATCACAACTGCGGGCACTTAAATTAGGTTGGTTCATATTTGTCATATAATCACTGTTTAAAGATACTAATTTACTAGCATTTTCTTTATCAAGATAATTTAGTGTTATACTATGGTTAAATTTTAAATGTTCAGTTGGAGTTCTATTATTTTCTGTTTCAAACGTTTCTATTTCTTCTTTTAATGTTTGTTCATCAGCATCTATTTTTTCAACATAGTATTTAGTTATTAAAAATAAAATAATAGATATTATTAAAAATAATATTATAAACCAATTCATTATAATAAATAAATTGTATTATTATTTTATTAGATATTTAGATAAATAATAATACATTATAATTTTGATAAATTAAAAAGTAAATTAAAAAAGGAAATTAAAAATAAAATTTTAATATATAATTTTGTTTTACAATGATTTTAGTTTAATGTAAAAAAGTTGTTAATATCTTCATTAATTTCAGTTATGTCTTCTTCTAAATAATCGGCTTTGTAATAATCTTTAATTAAATTATAATAAATAACACCCATTAATAAACCTACTAAAGCACAATAAATAGCGTCAAGTAATGTTTTACAACCAATATTAATACGTGAATAGATTGTAATTAATAACATCGCACTAAGGAAAAAGAATTTCATTGGGTTAAATGTATCATTAAAATACATTTCCATAAAAAAGAACCCTAAAAAAAAGCCTACTGTTTGGGTAATTGGACTAGGTAATACAAAAGGAGAGCCTTCACTAGAATAAGTAAGAGCACATTGGGGATTAACAACACCTCTTAATATCATTCTATAACCAAGACTAATTAATTCATTGCCTAAAAACCCAAAGAATAATAATAAGCCTCTAAAATCTTGAAATACGACACCTGACATTGCTGACCCTGCATATAAACCTATTGGTATAATACGAACTAACGTATTAGTAAATATTTTAATAGTATCAATTAATGTTAATGACATTTTTAATTAGTTGTTAAATGTAAATATTTTATTGATTTTTTTGATTTATATTATTTATACTTATTTTATTTATACTTATTATATTTATTATAAGCATAGTTTTTATTTATTTAAAAATAATTATATTTAAAAATAAACTATAAATTAAATTATAATTAAACTAAATTATAAATTAAATTATAATTATAGTTAAATTACAATTGAATAAATCATAAAATGAGTAAAAATAATAATACTATTACTACTACTACTACTACTAATACTACTACTACTACTACTAAACTAAAACTATGCGATGATATTAATATCAATGGACGGGTCTATTTTTTACCTGATAAATATATAGAAAATAAATTTTTAGCATATGAACATAAACAATTATATAAATTTCTTTTAGCACTCTATTTAGATTTACAAATGACAACCTATAAAATAGAAAGTATTAAAAGTATTACTAAAACACATATTAATAATGGTATTATAATTATTAATAAATTAATGAGTTATATTACAACTGGTCAAGTTAGTCATATTCATTTAACAAGTTTAGAAAAAACAATATTAAATACTATACCTGAAGAATTAATTAATACTATTAATCCAAATAGTGTAGAAAAATATATATAATTTTATGAAACTTAAATGGTATATTAGTATAAAATAAAATGTTATATTAGTATAAAATAAAAGAATTAAAAATGAGTATGTTAAATCATCATGACCATTTTAGTTTTTCAATAATGCTATTATTTCTATATCTATTTTTATTTGGATTTATAATGATTATAATTAATAATAAAAAAAATCGTTCATTGTATCAACAAAAATATAAACGTAATTCTGTGAATTCTATGAATTCTATGAATTCTATGAATAACAATAACAATAATAACAATGACCAATCTAAAAAAAATTGTATTCCTTCACCAACACGTATTGGTGATACTATACAAATGACAACGTGTTCATAAAAAAAAAGTTAATAGTATTTATTTTATAATTTTTAATAATTTATTTAATTTTTTATTTATATATATTTTAATAATTTTTAATATTTTAATAATTTATTTAGTCATGCTTTAAATTAATTTCACGACCATTTAATTTTAATTTGTAGTTAGTTGGTGGAATAAAACCAATGAGAGGATTTTCACCATCTACAATGGGTTTAACTAACGTATTCATTGATGTAAAAGCACTCTTATGTTTGTGATTATCTACACTTAATGACGTAGGATAAAAACCCCCAACTAAAGACCATTTTTCACTTGATACAGATGGCAATTTCATACCATTTAAGACAAAGAATGGAAATCCATTTTGTTCAATAATAGCACGAACTGACGCAGTCATAATATAAGTGTTTCCAGACAAACTCCATTCTTCATCAAAACGAGATACTTGTGCGTCGCCTTGTCCTAAAACTGGCTCACGAGGCATCCCATTACCATCACAATAGGTATTAATAATTTGTGCTTTATAGTCACGTAGGGCACCGACTTTAATACCACCAATTTGTGTAATATAGGATGGTGTAAAATCCCGTAAATTTACTTCCATTGTAGAATTAGGATTGCGTTTGAAAGTCTCAAGTAATTCAGTTGTAGTTTTAGGAACACTAGAGCATCTATCAGCAAGACTACCAGAAGTTGATTTCTTAGAAGATGCCGAAGCAGATAACGATGCCGATGCCATTTGGGTAAGAATAGATAAAGGAGAAGCCGAAGCCGAAACTGAAGAATGACGTAAAGCAGGACTTGTAGAACTATATAAAATCTTTTCTTTAGGAACAGTACTTAAATCTACAACGTTTGATGTTAAACTATCACCAATATCTTTCACAAAGTCAGGCATTTTATGTAAATATTTACATGCTTCTTTCTCTGACATAGTAGCATCAGGAGGATTTTCAATATTAATATCATATGTTCCAATCTCCATAGCAACACTACCATTGTTAGCAGAATTCCAAACACCTGGTATGATTTGTTCATGACCATGGTTATGAATAATAATATTAAATGGAAAATGTAAAACAACACCAGGTGGTGGATAGTTAATTACGGGTTTTGGACTACCTTTTTCTTTATATCCCCACATATGAACATATACTGTATAATTACCAGATTGTATAATGGTAACACATTCTGAAGGATTTTCTTCAAGTTTTAAAGGATTGCAGGCTTCATTGGCATCAAAATTTAATTTAGCATACGAGTTTCGTTTATAAGAAAAACATATTTTTTGACCATTAGGGCAAATGACTTGAATATCAAAATCAACAACATACATTTTTCCATCAAAACTAATAACGCCGTCCCAAGTTAATCCAATCCATACATTTGATTTAACAGATTGTACTTCTAATTTTTGTGAAATACTTGACACTTGACGTATCTCAGGGTTGGCAGATGCGTTCATCCAACGAATGACAGCATCTTCACTTTTACCGTCCTTTGAAAAATCAAGTAATTGTTCAGACGTTTGAAAACCGTAATGAACATTACTATCGGAAGAACCTGTAATCATAGCATATACACAAATATGAAGTTTCTCTATCAATGATAAACGTTCCCATGTCCGTCCGTCTAATTTAATGAGGCAACCATTTAACCATTTCAAAGGGTTAGTAAATACATTTTGTGCGTGAATATTTACTTTATCAATAAGAGTAAGTAAAAACGGAACATCTTGTTTCATCGTTTCAGACATATATTTATCCATACGTTGAAACATCATTCCACCTTGATTAATATACTTTTCAATTAATAAATCAAATTTTTTAGCAGTATTTTTTTCAGTAGTATGTGAAGGGGTATAATAAAAATGCGGTTCTTTGCCATCATCCTTTTCGGGAGTAGTATCATCAGATACAATGTAAATAGTATAAGTAGCATCCTTTTTTTTATGTAATTCGATTAAATATGAATATAAATCATGATAAGGACATTCACTTTTATTTTCTTTATCTTCATTAAAATTTTTTAACAAAATTGGCTTTCCAGTATCATCTATTAATGAACCCAGTAATAAACCACGCTTAGTGCAACAATTACATCGCCCGTATCCTGTTTCAGTCTTATCTGAGGGAAATAAACGTCTTAAGATATGTTCTAATTCTTTTTTTTCCTTTGGTGTAATACCTCTTTGTAAAAAGTAAGAAATACTTTCTCCTTTTTCATTTGTAAATTGGAAAGGAGTAGCATCTTGCTTCATATAGTTTTCAAATGTTTTTGTTAATCTAATCACTTCTTCTTTTGATAAAACTGTCATTTTCGCAAGTGAAATTCACACTTAAACTCAAAATCAAATCAAAGGTTTTTCAATCAAAGGTTTCAAATTGAAATCAAAAACTTTCAAATTCAAAGATGTAAATATAATTTAGTTAATAGTTATTTTTTTAAATCAATTTTTTTATTATTTTTATCTATTTTATCTAAAAATTTATATTTATAGTTAATAACTAGCATTGCCTCTATAGCCTAACATTCGTTCGTGATTTTTAGTATAACTACTTGAAATGACATTATCACGTTGTCTAATTAATTCCTGGCGTTTCTCTTCTTCTTCTAATTCTCTTCTTTTTTTCATTTCATAATCACGCATTTGTTCTGGTGTCATATCATATTTAACATTACTACGGTCTTTTTTTAAATCATCTATACTATTATAGGTTTTATATTTAACTTTTGAGGGGTCAATAAATGCTCCTTTACTTGTATAAGCCGTTTTTAAATCTGTATAGGCTAAATCATTTTTAGAATTACCTGTTGGTAATGCTTTACTAAAATCATTAATTTTACGGGCATAAATATCTATATCTGTAAAACCAGTAGCACTTGATACTAATTCTTGAGGGTCTTTGTATTCCTGTATTGCTCCATTATCCTTTGTTGATTTATCTTTATAATTTTCAAATGTAGTATTAAATACATTTAAATTAAATTTATTACCAAACACTTCTGTAGGTTCATCTGCTTCTTCCTTCTGAAACCAATCTCCATAACCATCATCCCCCGATTCCCATAATTTATTATCTTCATAAATTTTATTAAATAGTTTAGCATCAAAACGGTCTTTTTCAACTTTTGGTGTATTATATCTATTATTATCATTCTCATTATTCCCACTATTCCCAACATTCCCACCATTCCCATTCACAAATGCTTTATTCATACTATTATTTCCTTTTTGTTCTTCAATATAATTTTTACTTCCTACACGTAAATCATTAAAATTCCTATCACTTTCTCTATTTTTATATTTTTCTAAAAGGGACATATAGCATTTTGTCACCAGTTGAAATTTTTCAACATTGCCTCCTGCTTTATCAGGGTGTGTTTTCATTGCTAATTTTTTATAAGATGCTTTTAAATCATCTAATGTATAATTCTTATCTAGATTAAATAATTTTAAAGCATCTATATTTGCTTTTTCTAAATCAGTAAGACTTGCTTGATAATGCTGTCTTCTTTGTTTTTGTTTTTCGGCGAATTCCTGTCTTCTTCTTTCTTCTTCTAATTTAAAACGGGCTTCTTCCTCTTCGGCTTCTGTTTTATAATGTTTAGTTAAAGCATCAATAGTATTGAGTTGTTCGGTGCGTTGTAATTGACGACTAGAATTATCTTGTGCGGTAGTCCCCTCATTAAATCCAAAATGAGATGTAATTGTTGCGTTATTTGTATTATTTATATTATTTAGATTATTTATATTAGAATAATTTTGCCTATTATTTAAGGCATTATTGTTATAATTATCTAAGGGTGGTAATGTTGATAATTGTTGATTAATACGTGAAACTTGACTAGATGTCATCATATGTCTATGTTCATTTAAAATTTTTTCTAATAATTTGCGTTTTTGTTGTGGTTTTTTATCTATTTCATTCATTAATTCTTTATTACCTAATATGGCTAATAATTTATGAGTTCCATTTTTATTGTTAGTATTAGTATCTCCTGGTGTTGATACTGTTTGTTGATATTGTTGCGATTGTTGCGGTGGTCTATTGTTTCTAATATTATTACTTAATTCTGCTGGTGATATTACTGGTAGTTGTCTATTATACATATCATTATTATTATTTTGATGTGTATAGTGTTGGCGATTTTGCTGGTGCTGTTGATTTTGTTGTTGTTGATTTTGTTGTTGTTGATTTTGTTGATTTATCAATTGTTGTTGTAATTGCATAATCATTTGTTGATTTTCAATTGTAGATTTACTATTATCATTACCCATAGTATAATATTATAATATTAAGTAAGTTATTATAGTAAGTAATAATTATAGACTATCTTAAGTTTATAAATTTTATAGTTATAGTTATAGTTATAGTTATAGTTTATAATAAAAAATGAAAAAAAATAAATAATAATGACGAATTTAGAATGAATTAAATTAGATATAATTAATTACATATAACTATTTACATATAACTATTTACATATAACTAATAATAAATGATACTAACGCACATAATATACCACCCCAGATTGCGTCCATTAAACTAACATAAATATCCCATTTTTCAAACATAAAGTGATTAGTGAAATCAAAAATAGCATAGGTTAAAGAACCAAATAAACCACCATATATTAAAGCACTTCGAAATCTAGTCATATCAGATTTAGATGTATCAATATGAGGTAAAACAAATGTAATTATACCAATCGCAATAGCCATATAAACAATTAATGCTGAATATAAACGATTATCAGGGTAAGGCTTACCGCTTATTTGTAATGTTTTTTTCTTAAAAAAATCAGCATTTAAGTATAAATAAGGAGCATCAATAGCAATGACAAGTAAAACACAAACTATAAATTGTATAATATTCATTTTATGATGATTAAAATGTATTGAAAATATTTGTATATTATTATTATATTATTAGAATATTTTTATTAGAGATATAATAAATATATAAATATTATATAATAATATATATAAAATACTATAGATAATATATATAAAATAATTAAATAACAATAGAATTAAATAATAAATAACTAATTAAGAACTATGGATATTGATAAAATACAACTCACCTTTAAAGAAAATGATAAATTAGAAACTATTATAAAAAAAATACCGATTTATAATATTGAAAATACTCTAAATAATAAAGTAAAACTATATTTAACCCAAAAAGCAGAAGACATCATTAGATATCACAACCCTATGATGGAATTAAATAACAATAATAAATTATTCTTTGTTTTACCTTATTTACCTAATTATTATTTTATGGTAGCCTATACAGTATTAAATGTAAATCATCCTTATTTATTTTATTTTAACTTAAATCATAATTATATTAATGTTTTAATACCTTTAGGAAAAGATTATAAACAAGCAAATATAAATGATTATAATGAAATTATTAAAACTCTTGTCTTTTCAAATGTATCTAGAAATGGTAAAAATAATTTAAATTCCAAATCCAATACAGTTTTATTATCAGCCATTTATTTATTATTGAATAATACTATTGAAATACGTAAAAATGGTATTTTAAATTCACAGTTTAATATTCTAGCCTGTGAAAATATACCTGTATGTATTACTAAAATGAATGAAATTAGTAAAATGAGATTAAGTGAAAGTGAAAAACAAGTTATGTATAAACAATATAACGAACATTATTTAAAAATTGGATTTGATTTATTGAAAAAATATTTTAAATTATTAGGAAATAAAAATTATAGCGAAGCCTATTCTTTTTTAAAAGGCGGGGAAACAAAACATAATGATTATTATAAAAAAAGAAGATTAAATAATTATTTTAAAAATAATAAAAGTATTATAGGTCATCTAGAAATATTTATTTCATTATATGAAATTTTACATATGGTTAGAATGAAATTATTAAATTATTAAATTATTAAAATTATTTTTTTAAATTAATTATTGTTTTAAAGTTTTATTCAGTTTTATTTAGTTATTAAAATATTTATATAAAGTATAAATAAGATACTAAATTTTAATTTATTTAAAATGTATAAAAAAAATTCTATAAATAAAATTAAAAAACAAAATCATACTCATAAGCGAACAAAAAAACGTAGTTATGGTAAGCCCAGTAATAAAAAGAATACTAAACATAATAAAAGAACACAAAAATATGGTTATTACAATAAAAATAATAAAATAACTAAAAAACGAGTTTATAATAAAAAAAAGAAAGGGTTGGTGGGTGGAGCATCTGGAGTGGCTGTTCCAGCACCTAAAATTATGATTAGCACTAAAAATAAATATCTATATTTAATTCCTGTTTTAAATTATTTACAAAAAACAAATTTATTTGTAAATGGATATATAGATGTAATTTACGCTAATGGTAATTTTCAAATGTATGAAAAAGAAACTATCAATAAAAATTTACAGTTTTTAAATAATTATAATAAACCAACCGATATTTTTAAAGAAGCAGGAAAAATGAATTCATTACCTTTTATTGTTTATATAGATGACAATAATGAAATAATGTATGAAAAACCTTTTCCTAAAAAATTTACATTTTCTTTATATAGTTATCAAAAATATGACAAAGATAAATTAATTCCAATAGTTAAAGAGTATTCACTAGCCCAACTAAAAGAAGATATAAATATTGAGTATTTAAACCAAATTAAATCATCTAGTGAAAGTTCAAAATTAGGGTTATGTTTATGTATACAATTACCTAGCGATGAAACAAGTATTTGTAATTTTAAGTATTTTTATTTAATTATTCAATTATTTAAAAATATTCGTGAAGTATTTAATAATAATCTTTTAACTGTATTTGATTTTGATAATACTTTAACAAAATTACATTTGTTTAAAAGTATCGACAACACAGAAAAAGAATTTGAACAATACACAGATAACAAAAAAAAAGAGTTTACTACCGCATTTTTAAATCCTAGTAATAATGATGATAAATTAAAAGAAGCAGAAATTAATAAATATTTTGGTGAAGGAAATATACAGAAAATATTAGAATTATTTGAAATTATAAAAAGACCATTACGTCCACCTAAACCAAAAGCACCAGCACCAACATCAGCACCAGCACCAGCACCTAAAGCACAAACATCAGCACCACCAGCACCACCACCACCAGAAACAGCACCTAAAGCACAAACAGCAACACAAAGTTTCAATCCTTTTTCACAATCACCAAAAGAACAAACACTTGAAGAAAAAAGAAAACAATTAGAAACAGAATTAATACAAAATTTAGAAAAATTAGATGAATTTTTAATTCATTTAGAAATATCATTTGATAAAACGAAAATAAAGGCAAATATTGAAGAATTAAACTCATTGAAAGAAAAAACAAACTATACTAAAGCAGAAAAAACAATGATAGGAGAATTTATTAAAAATAAATTTACCTTTAATAATTTTAATAATCCTGTTTTAGAAAATGCGATGGAAAATATAATTAGATTATTAACAGACATAAACAAATTATATTTACCATTAGAAACAAACACAAACATAAGCAAACAATATAAAACACTAAACAGTACTTTAACTTATGATTTAAAAATAAAATTAAATAATATAATAGAAGATTATAAAAAAATAGTAAAAAGCAAAGACATATTACAACCACAATACAAACAAATATATAGCAAAATTATATTAATTATATATATGTCTAAAAATATATCTACAACTAGGAAAACTATTAGTGATTTTGTATTATCATTTGTGAAAACTCAAAGTTTATTAGAAAAATATACAGAATTTGTTGAAATAACTAAAAAGGCTGAGGACTCACAATATAATAATAAAGGAGAATTAGAAGGTGTCAACGCGAAAAAGGAAGCCGAAGCCAAAGCGAAACAAGCAGCAGCAGACGCACAAGCAGCAGCAGACGCAAAAGCAGCAGAAGAAGCACAAGCAGCAGCAGACGCACAAGCAGCCAAAGAAAAGCAAGCACAAGAAGAAGCAGCAGCAGCCAAAGAAAAAGCGAAACAGGAAGCCGAAGCCAAAGCGAAACAGGAAGCCGAAGAAAAAGCGAAACAGGAAGCCGAAGCCAAAGTATTACAAGAAGAAAAACACATTGTCGAACAACAACAACAACAACAACATCAACAACAACGTGATGAAGAAAAAGTGCCCCCAGATTTTGATGAACTAACAAGAAGGTTCAAACTATTGAAAGGAAATCTACCTCATATATTACCTCAAAATCAAGCAGCAGCAAAAGCAGAAACCATAAAAATCAATTTAGTAAAGCAAGCAGAAGAATATAATGCAAAATCTGATGCAGATAAATTACTTTATAAATTAAAATGTATAGATAATGTTCTAGCCCTCACCATCGCCAATAATTCCCAAATTTTTTATGATTATTATGATAATAATTATGATTACTTGGGTGATGAGTTACATTATTTGTATTTAGCATATTTACTTACGATTACTAATAAAGAAAAAAACAATTTATATTATATACAATATAAAAACGATCTACAAAAAAACCAAAACTTATCACAATTGCTTAATGAAATAGAAGACTTATACAACGACACAGACGTTCAACAATTTAACTTTAATAAGTTATCAAACAATAAAAAAAAACTTTTATTTAATTTATTCTATGAAGTTATTCAAGTACAAGATGAGTTTGAAGTAGATATAGTAAAATTAAATAAACGTAATAGTGAAAATAAAAGTGGATATCCTACCCAAATACACGCAATAGAATATAAAACAAAGTCACAAGTATCCTCCAAGAATTCGTTATTTTCACCAACATTATCAAGTCCCTCCCTAGCCTCATACTATTTACAACAGCAACAACCACTACTACAGCAAAAGCAACAACAACAACAACAACAACAACAACAACAACAACAACAACAACAACAACAACAACAACAACAACAACAACAACAACAACAACAACAACAACAACAACAACAACAACAACAAGCACTACAACAACAAGCACTACAACAACAACAACAACAACAACGTGAAAAAGAAAAACGTCAAGAAGAACAACAACAACGTGAACAACAACTACGTGAACAACAACAACGTGAACAACAACAACGTGAACAACAACAACGTGAACAACAACTACGTGAACAACAACAACGTGAACAACAACAACGTGAACAACAACAACAACAACAACAACAACAACAACAACAACCCACAACATCACCCTCATCACCCCCACCACCCACACATTTATCAGAACTTACTAAAATGTTATGGAGATTAGAAGGAAAAAAAATATAAAAAAATAAAATCATAAAAATATAATAAAATTTAAACAACATTCAATCGCATATAAATTATAATAACACATAAATTATTGACCATTTTAAAAAATAGTTTTACGTGTGTATTATTTAAATGCCATAATTTACAATATTGATAATGTTGTAATAAGTTAGATAATTCTTTTATAATAATATGTAATCCATAAATTAATTCTTTAAAGTATATATTTTCTATTGCCACTAATTCTTTAGAATTAAGTTCATCTTCATTTATCATTGTTTTTAAAATAGTAAGCACATTTTCTACAAAATATAATAAATTATCTGGTAAATGTGAAAGTCTTTCAACAGGTTTTAAATGTTTTAAATCTTTATAATAATGATAAACATAATTATAAATATAAAGTATTTTAGCATATAATAGTTCTGGTGAATTATAGGTATCACAATAATTAATAACTATTCCATTACCAATACAAAAATGATTAACATAGTCAGCAATAGAATTATTATGTTTTATATATTTTTTTATATAATTAGGAAGGTCATATCTATTAAAAATGAAATCTTCATCATCAAAATCACCTAATAAATCTTTACAATAAATATTTGGTATTCCAAAACATATATATGGACTAGTATCATGTTCATCTGTTTTAATTTCTAAATCTTCTATATCAGCAATATCTTCATTAGGTTCAATATCTTGATTAGATTCAATATTTTTATTAGTTTCAATATCAATATCATTATAATCTTCTGTATCTCCAAAATAAGTTTGTTCTCTATCATAATCATAATAGGTTTCTTCATAGTGTTTTACATTTTGTGTTTCTAATGATAATGAATTCATTGTATCTACTACACCCATAATATTATCGTTTATAGTATTATTTGTTAATGATAAATTATCAAAATTATTATTCATTGTTTCAACATTCATTGTTTCAACATTCATTGTTTCATTATTCATTATTATCTATTCATTCATTATTATTTTTTATTTAAATAAATTAATTTTCAATTTTTTAAATTATAATAAGTGTCTAATTTTCATTATTAGATAAAACTGGCATTTGATTATAAACAACGTTTTTTAAAGTGCCATTAACATCATTAGGGTTCCATTGTTTAGGTCGACCACTACCATTACCATTACCACTACCACCACTACCACCACTACCACCACTACTTTGTTTAGTATCATATTGTATTGTTTTTGCTAATGGAGCATAATTATTCATACGATTATTCAATGTTTCTTTACTATTTAATCTATTATGTTCTTCATTAATTATTTTTTGTTGTGTTTTAAAATCACCTTCAGGATTTGGATTCATAGTAGAATAAAAATCATTTACAGACATATTTGCCATATGTATGGGAATATTTGCCGCTCTAGATAAAGGACTATATTGAGACATTCTATCATTTGCTGATTGTCTATAAAAATCTTTATTGCTGTCTTGTATAACCATACGAGTGTCTTTTTGTAAATTATTACCATTAAAATTACCATTACCATTAAAATTACCATTACCATTAAAATTACCATTACCATTATAATGATTATCTTGTTGTAAAATTGGGTTGATAGGTGTAGCATTTGGATTATTAAAAATCATATCATCTAGTTTCGTATTCATATTTTGACGATAATCTGTTTTCATTTCTTCTTTTCTGTGATAACCTGTATCATTAATTTTATTTGACATAGTAGGTTGTGTATGATTATATTGTGATGAATTAGGATTAGAATTATTCATAGAATTATTCATAGTATGCATATTACGCACATTTAACATACTTACTCCTGTATCGTGTGTATTTTGTTCATTCGTATTTTGAAATTGATTTTGAGTTTGAAACATATCATCTAGAGAACTATAATTTATAGTTGATTTCCCTTGATTATTTTTTGTTGGTGATGTTGGCAATGATGATGATTGTAATGTTTCAAAATTATTATTATAATAACTAGAAAAATGATTATTCTGACTTTGCCCTTGCCCTTGTCCTTGCCCTTGTTCTTGAGCCTGTCGCCCCTGCCCCTGTTGATTTCTACTTTGTGCGGGCTGTAAATTATTTATAGTATTAGCATAATCGCTATTATTATTACGTGAAGATTGAAAATTCATAATAGATTGATTATTTAACATATCCGGAGAATTGGGATTTTTTATTTCAGAATGAAAATAATTTGTATTTAACATATTCATTTTTTCATTAATATCATTACGATGGTCTCCTGATTTCATAGGTCTTTTAATTTGTGTTGTATCTATATTTTTTTTAACATTTTGAAAATTAACATCTTGTTGATTAGGAAAATGTTTAGGTTGAGAAACAGTTTTTACATTAGGTTGAGGTGAATTTAATTTAGTTTTTTCAAACTCATTTTGTAAATTAAACATTTCTTTATTTAATTCATTTAAATCCATTTTTTATTATTAAATTAACTTTTAATAACTTATAATATTAATTTTAATTACTTATAATATTAATTTTAATTACTTATAATATTAATTTTAATTACTTATAATAAATATAAATTAAATTAATTATAAACTAAATAATAAACTATCTTATAATTTTTATCTGAATATAATTTAACAATAAAAAATTAAAATTAAATTTAAATATTAAATATAAACTAAATTATACTAAACTAAATTATACTAAACTAAATTATACTAAACTAAATTATACTAAACTATATACGCAAAATGAATGAAGTATCAAAAATGGTTGTATTTATTTTATTTATGTTATTTGTAACATTAATTATATCTATTATAGTAGAACATTATGAATTATTTATAGAATATAGAGTATCAAAAACAAATAATAAAACTTATGGTGTTCAAGAAGAATTTAATGAAAGCAGTCAAGCATTGGAATTATTAGCAAAATTACATACAGAAATGGATAATTTTGTTGCTGATTTATATAAAAATTATCCTACAGATGAAAGAGTTATAAGATTAGTTAAAGGAATAAAAAAAATGAAAATAGAAGAAGCACCTAATGATGACGGAAGTTCATACACAATTAATAAAGGTGAATTAATGGCTTTATGTTTAAGACATAAAAAAGGAGAACACCCATTTCATGAATACAATACCTTACAATTTGTAATGATACACGAATTAGCCCACGTTGCGAGTATAAGTGAAGGTCATAATCAGGAATTTATAAATAATTTTAGATTTTTATTAAGACAAGCAAATGCTTTAGGTTATTATGAACCAGTCAATTATTCAAATAACCCAATAAATTATTGTGGTATTAAAGTTACAAATAATCCCTATTTTTAAATACTTAATCATCTTTAATAAGGGGTGGTTTTAAATCTAAATAATTTAAGGAACGTTCAAAGGCTTTCTTTTCTTGAACGGTTTCATATACTTTACCACATACTTGTAATCCACCTGCTTCTCCTTTATAGCCTTTATTACCTTTATTACCCATTGGTCCTTGTGGTCCCCTTTGAAATTTAATTTTACTAAATGACATAATAATAAATACCAATATTACAATATTAATAATAATACTAATACCAAATAGGCGAATGGCTGTTAAATTTTTACTACCCATAAATAATCTATCCAATACTTGTAAGCCTACCATACCACCTATTAATATTGATAATGCTATAATAACAAATATTGGTGTAAAAAAATCATTAAAAATAAAAACTTGTTGGGTCGTTTTTTTTATAGTATCCACATTATCATCTATAATCTTTTCTGAAACTTGTTTGTTTGTCATTTTTTAGTATTTTATTATTATTATTATTTTATTACTTTTATTCTTTATTTATAATTTTTATTATCTATAGTTTATCTTATATTATTATTATATATTTTATTATATATTTATAGTTAAATAGATTACTAAATTATATTTATTATATATTTATAGTTAAATAGATTACTAAATTATATTTATTATATATTTATAGTTAAATAGATTACTAAATTATTTTATTTATACTTTAGAGATAACATCATTCAAATAATCATTCATACTATTGTATATTTCTATTAATCCTTTTACACGGGTGGTTGTAAATTCTTCTAAATTACTATTTGCGATTTTATCAAGATAATTTTCAATATGTCCGCATAATTGACCTATTTGTGTTTGCATTATTTCAATACGTTGATTTACATTTAGCATTACAGGTTCAAATTTTTCATATTCATCAACAATTTTTTCATTTAGTTTAAAATTAATATTTTTAACTTGAGTAAATAATCGTATGACTTCTTCTCTTTCTCTATCTAGAGCAAATGTTCCCAAACATTCATCTTTGACAGTATAAGCAGGTTTATTTGGAGGTAAAAGTATTTTACATATTCTTACTACCATTTCTTGTATAGAATTCATAAACACACCACCTTGGGCTATACCATCACTATCAACAGCAACCTTTGTCTCTAAACCATTTTCAAATATTAAATTAATAATATCTAATAATGTATATGTATTTTCTATTTGAACAGGTATAGTTAATAATTTAGTTTGTGCGTTTTCATATACTTTTAAAATCATACTTGGTAAATGTTTTTCTTTCTTTTCGTCATATTTTATTATTTTATTATTATTATTATTTCTTAAACTAATACTTGCTTTTCTAATTAATTCATCATTAAAATCTTCATATTGTTTTTTAGTTTTATCTATTTTATTAAGTAAATCACCTAATGTTGAGGTTGATGTATTAATTGATTTAAATTCGGGAACTGCGTTTCTATAACGATTAAAATAATAAACAATTTCTTGTAATAGTTCAATTTCAAAATATTTACATAATATTAATGCGGTTATAAGTTTAGGTATTTGTATTTGTTCTAATCTAATACCAAGTTCTTTTTTTGCTTTTGAAGTTATATTACCATATTTATTTAAAGAACTATTTAAATTATTAATGATATTATAAAAAAGTGAGTTGTTAGTAAGTTCATTTTGTGAATTACAATTTGTAAGAAATGTATTCATTGGTGTTCTCCAAACACTAAATACTTCTATATCATTTAATGGTTCATTTTCTATTAAATAGGAATTTGATTCAGTATAATCTATTTTTTTTTCATCTATAACATCTATATTGCCAACATACATAAAGACTAATGTTAAATCGTTAGGGTCTATTTCTTCTAAACAATCCATACTTATAGTTGCTGCCTCATTATCTTTTGGTGGTGTGGTGCCAAATCTACAAAGATCGCCTAACGCACTGTATTGAACTGCTTCTAGTTCATCTCTAAATCCTTTTTGATTTATAGTTTGACCTTCTGGTCTCCATATGGTATATGTATCAACATCACCAGTATTTTCATTATGAGATTTAAAAGAAACTAATTGTGTATAATTTTTAGGATATACTATATTACCATCTATCATAAATGAATTTAATTCTAAATTATCTTCTAATCCACCATAAATACTGTCTCCTATTGGTAAATAACCTGTTTTTCCTGTAGGATTTCTAAATGTTCCATAAGTATTTAATGATGCTTTACTAATTTCATTAATTGCTTTAATTAATAATATGGAAATACTGTTTGTATTCATTAGAGCATTAAAATTATCTATTGCTGGTGATGTTTTTGATGATGATGATGAATTTTCTAATATAATATTTTCTATAAATGAATCATAATCAATAGAATTGCCTTTTTCTAAAATTCTATTAAAATAGTTTTCTTTTTTAAAAACAGGTATAAATGCTTTTACTTGTTTATCTAATCTACATATTACATTTGATTGTCTTACTTTTTGAAGATAAATATTATTTTTACAAAAATTGCAACTTACAGAGTTTCCTTTTTTTCCTATGGTTCCTTTTTTACCCCTTTTACCCATATCTCCTTTATAAGAACCTTCTTTTGTATTATAATAAATAAAAATAGCCAGAAGAGTTGATAAATTTAATACAGCAACAAATATAAACCACGAAAAACCACCTTTCATAGTAGATATATCAAACATATCACGTAAGAAATACGCTCCAACACATAAAGCAATAATAATTATTACTATAAACGCAATTTGAAATTCTAATGGTATTGGTATTTTAAAAGACGCTATATCATCTACAAACACAGATAACGTTTCAAACATTTTTTATTGATTTTATTTATTATTGATTTTATTTATTATTGATTTTATTTATTATTGATTTTATTTATTATTATTTTAATATGTTTGATTTAGTATAACTATATTAAATATATATATTTTCTTATAAAAACATAAAATAAAAATAACTATAATAAATTAATATGAAATTAGTTTTTTAATTATATAATAATTTACAAAGTGTTTATAATTTATTTATAAATAATATATTATTATATATATAAATAAATATATATAAATATATAGTCTTATAAAAACTAATAAATTATGAATTTATATAATATTATAATTTCAAGTATTTTATATAGTTTAATATTATTATTAATTGAAGGTATTGTGTTTTTTACACTATTAACTACTATTTTTGATAATCTTTCAGAAACTATTATAAATAATTTATTACTTCAATTAAATAATTTTTTTAATTTAAATTATAATTTGTTTTATCCAGTTATAAACGATGCAACTGAGATAGATTTTAATAATGAAAGTGATTTATTTAAAACATTAGGAATTAAATTATATACTGTTGGAACAATGAGCAAACCAATTAAAGAAGAACAAAAACAAATAAACTTTAATAAATTAAAATCTTATATATTTTATAGTTTAATTATAGTAGGTTTTATTATACTAATTATTGCTATTATTTACATAAATAATAAATTTTATAATAAATTGTCTAATAATAATTTAACTAAAAGTATTATTTCATATAATTTAATTATATCTATAGTATTATTTATAATATTTATAATATCGGTAAGTTTTGTGGTATTTAAAAATCTTACAAATAATATTGATACAAATGAAATTCAAATAAAAATAATAAATACTATATTAAATTTATTAAATAATTAAAATTAATATTGTTTAAAAATACATAATATTAAATATATTTTTTAATATTAATATATTAAAAAAAATATTAAATATATTTTTTAATATTAATAAAAAATATTAAATATATTTTTTAATATTAATATATTAATAAAAATATTAAATAATAATAATTAAACCATATTATTTTATATTATAAAATAATATGGTGAATAAATCTTCTACAATATTAAATATAACTAAAAGTATATCTGAAACAACTTCTAAAGTTATAAATGAAATAGATTTTATAAATCCAAATGTATTAATTGATATATATATAAAATTTATAATAATCGCAAGTATTTTTTATATATTATATAAATATTTTTTGATTGATATAACTATTAATAATATGTATAAATTACTAAACGACAAACTTAATATATATACTCCTAAAATAAAAAAAATAAAAGAAAAAAATAAATTAATATTTGATAGAATAAATAATTTTATGATAAACCGTTCTAATAAACTTAAGAATTTACCACAAAATAAAGATAGTAAGATTAATGATACAAATATAATAATTATTTTTGTAACAATGATACTATCATTATTTATAATTATTGCGGGAATAATATATTTAACAAATGGGTATAATAATATTAATTTTATTAATATAGGCTATAGTATATTATTTAACTTAATATTTATTATATTATCACAATTTATATTATTTTATGTAATTTATTCATTTATTGACCCAATTCAAATCTATAAATTTTTTTATTATGATTATGATATAAAACCTGATAATACTATTTCTTCAGAAACTATTAATTCTATAATAAATGGTGAGACAATTTCCGTTCCAACAAATATATCTTCTATATCTTCTATAACATTACAAGATGAAAAATTAAAATTAATAGATAAAAATAATCAACCTATTATAATAAATTCAAAAAAAATAGGTATTATTTATATATATACGATTATATTTATTTGTATATTTATATTTACATTATTATTATCTATAATAAATTATTTAATTATTTATAATAATTATAAAATAAATAGTAGTATTTTTCCATTCACACAGTTATCATTAATTATATATACATTAATTAGTTGTTTTTCATTAATAATATTTATTATATTATTAATATTATTATTTAATATTATTTAATTAATAAAATATAATTATATTTAATTATATTAGATATATAAACATATATAAACATATATAATGAATAATTTAACATCATTATTTAGTTCAATAATAGCATCAATTCTTGTAACTTTATTTGAAGGTATATTTTTATTTGTAATATTAATACCAGTAATTAATAAACTTTCTCATCGCATTGGATTTAAAATAAATGAAATTTTATATTTTAAACAACATAACAATTCATTTTATACTCATAATAGTACAATTATACATCTACATCCTAAATATTATTTAAGAGATGACTCTGGTTATTATTTAAGAGATGAATTAGGTAATATTATAATAAATCCAAAATATAAAGACAACGAACAATTATATCAGGATGAGATGGACTTATATTACTATAAACTATATCGTTCATATAAAAATATATTTACACCTACAGAAAAAACTATCTTGAAATATGGTGCTGTTGATGAAGAATTGTTTTTAAAAACACAAAAAAATATACCATATATTATGTATGCTTTAATTATGTTAGTATTAGTTATAGGATTAGTAATTATAGTTATTATATCTAAAAAATATAAAATTGATATTGATTATAAAATTTCACTAATTGTTTCAGTAATATCATTTATTTTAATATGTGGATTTGCAAGTACTATATTATGGTTTTCTGTTTTTGCACAATCCTATAAATTAGATATTAATAAAAGTTTATTTAAATCTTTATTAGATACTTATGTTAATTTATAATTATGTTAATTTATAATTATGTTAATTTATAAAAATAAAATCTAATGAATTAATTAAGTAATAAAAAATAGTTATGGAAACACCAGTATATATATTTATTATTTTAATAAATGTATATATAGTATATATAATATTCTCTATATATTTTTATGTTATATTCAGGTATTTTTTACACGGAATTGAAAAAAATGGTATTATACATTTTTTTAATAAACATGTTGACTTTTATAAACCTGTAATTAAATTAACAAAAGAATATTCGAAAACCAATGTCGAAGAAGTAATACAATTACTTCAAAAAGAAATTAATAACTCAAAAGCTATTGATGAATCAAGTGATTTTACAGTAGGAACAATTGCGCTTGTTACAAGTATATCAATTTTATCTATTATTGTTATAGTCTATTTTTATATATATTATAAAGAAATAACAGCACAAATTACACTAATGAGTATTATATCTACATTTATTCTAAATTTTATTTTAATAATAGGTGGTGAATTAACTTTCTTATATATAGTTTATTCTAATATTGATGTTATCAATATTCAAAAAATTTTAAATATACAATAAATTAATATTAAACTATACAAATATTTTATTCTTTTTTCAAATTTAATTTCTTTTTAGCTTTAACTTCTTTTGGTTTAGCTTCTTTTGGTTTTGTTTCCTTTTCCTTCTTCTCCTTTTTAGGTTTAACTTCTTTCGCACTTTTATTACGACCACCACCACCTCTTTTAGGTTTGTCTTTATTTTTTTCAATGACTTCTAAAGCCTGTTCCAGAGTAATAGTTTCATAAACATCTTTTATTTTTTTAGGTAAAGGTATATTTTGGTCGCCTTTATATTTAATATATGGACCATAATATCCGACTTTAATTATAATATCTGTATTTAATTTAATATCTTTCTTATCATTTTCAGCCTTACTAATCTTTGCTTGTTCATAATAATCTAAAATGGTTTGTGCTTCTTCAAAAGTAATAGTATCTGGTTCTATAATACAATTTTTATTGGCTTTCATATAATTATCAATACTATAATTAGAATTATTATAAGAAATATAAATATTTTTCGCCTTTTTAATAATAATATCATTTTCTTTATACAAACCTAAATTTTTTGGATAAATTAATAAACTTAATGCTTTATCCAGAGTCATCCTTTCAAAAGAAGATGTAAAACTCGCAAAACGTGCTAATTTTTTATCAGGATTTTCTTCTATAATTAAAAATCCATTTTTAGATTTGATAGCAACAATAGGAATATTAGTTTCAGGATTTAAACCTAATGAACGTCGTGAATCAGAATCAGCCTTTGGGTCAGCAGATTTAAGTGTTTTACGACTTTTTAATGCTTCCATTAAAGTATTTATAATAGGTGTTAATTTTAAATAAACTGTATCTACTACTTTATGCCATTCTTGTTTGCCTTCAGCAATATCATCTAAAAGACTTTCAATAGTTGCCGTATAGTTATAATCCATTAAATCTGTAAAGTTTGTAATTAAATACTCATTTATCATAATGCCTAAACTTGTCGGTATTAATTTATTTTTATCACCTTCAACTTTACCATCTTTGGTTTCTATTTTAATAGTATCGGGATAAGTATAATTTAATGTTGTAAGTTTTACTTTTTTAGGTGGTAAATTCTTTTTTTCTACATAGTCTTTATCTTGAATTTTACGAATGACTGAACTATAGGTGCTAGGGCGTCCAATACCCAATTTTTCCATTGCTGAAATAAGTGATGCTTCTGTATAACGACTTTGTTTAGGTTTACTGTATTTTTCATTACACATCATCATTTTTACAAAAGCAGGCTCTCCTTTTTTCAATGTATCATATATTGTTTCTAAATATTTATTATGTTCTGTATTCGCTGTTTTTACTTCTTTATTTTCATTGTCTTTATCATTCTCATCATCTTCATTATCATTAGTCTCATCATCATTAGACTCATCATCTTCATCTCCAGATGAATTTTCAACTTCATCAGTATCTATTTTTTTTTTAGTTTTTTTATGATAATTCTGTGCTTTAAGAAAACCTTCAAAAATAACTTTTTCGTGTTTTCCTGTAAAAACAAGTTGTTCTTTCTTTTTACTATTATCATTACTTTCAGTAGAAATTTTAATAGTTCTAATTTCAAGAGTAGCAGGTGTCATTTGACAAGCAAGTGTTCTACGCCAGATTAATTGATAAAGACGATTGTGTTGTGATGTTAAACCATCCATATTTAATACACTTTCTTTAGTAAAATCAACAGGACGAATACATTCATGTGCCTGCTGTGCTGAACTACTTTTTGTTTTATAAATTGTTTTTTTATAATAAGTATCTCCAAATTTACGTTCAATTTGGGTTTTAATAGATTTCATAGCATCTTCGGCAATTGCCGTTGAATCAGACCGCATATAAGTAATTGCTGATGCTTCATATAATTTTTGGGCTACTTTCATAGTTGTATCTGGAGACATACCTAATGTAATACTCGCTGATTGTTGAAGACTACTTGTAATAAATGGTGGTGGTGGGGAACGAGTTGAATTATTTTTAGTTAAACTTTTAATATTAAATGTTGCTTTATCTTCTTTAACATCTTTATATAATTTCTCAATAATAGATTTATCTTTTATTTCATCATCACACGTTGTATTAATAATATTTGTATTATTATTTAATGTATTAGATTTATTAGATTTATTATTTAATTTAGATACTGTTAAATGTTTCTTATCTAGAACAAAATCAGCATTTAATTTAAAATAAGAAGATGACTGAAATTTAGCAATTTCATTTTCACGTTCAATAATTAATTTAATAATAGGCGACATAACCCGTCCACAACCTAAATAAAAGTTAGAAAACTCCTTCCAAAGTAAAGGTGAAATACTATACCCAATTAATTTATCAAGACACATACGACCAAATTGTGTATGAACTTCATTCATATTAATTAGGTCTTGTTTAATAACTGCTTCGGTAATTGCTTTTTGAGTAATCTCATTGAAAATAATACGTTTTCTATGTTCTGGTTTTACTTTTAAAAGTTCAAAAACATGATGTGCGATCGCTGCACCTTCATTATCACCATCACTTGCTAACAAAACACCATTACACGTTTTATATAATTTTTTAAGATTTGAAATAACATCTTTTTTACCCGATATATCAATAAATTCAGGAGTATAATTATTTTGAATATCAATAGACATTTTTTTAGGGTCTAAACCTCTAAAATGACCCATAGAACTTGTTACTATATAATTATCACCTAAATAAGATTGTATTTTTTTTACTTTTGAAGGTGATTCAACAACAACAAGTGTTTTTGACATTCTTTATGGATAGTTTAATTATTTATAATATACTTTAATTATATAATTATATAATTCTATTTTATTTTTAAATTTTTAATCTATTAATTTCAATTTTTAAAATATAATAATAAATAAAAATAAATATAAAAATAAATAAATATAAAAAATATATAAATACTAATTAAATAATATATAACTATCATTATTATAACAATAACAATGCCTGAAGTTATTGAAGTTCGTAAATTTGCTGATATATTATCTGAAAATGTAATAGGTAAAACTATAACTCATATAAATCTACTTAAAGGACGTTATAAAAAAAAAGCATTTGATGGATATAACGATTTAATTAAAGCATTACCATTAAAAATAGAGGCAATACAAACAAAAGGTAAATTTACATATATGACATTTGTTAGTGATAATAATAGTGTTAGTGATAATAAAAAATTTTATTTATTTAATACATTAGGATTATCTGGTGGCTGGACTTTAAAAAGTGATAAAAAAATTAATTTTGCTAAATGTAAAAATTGTAATTATATAGAAAAAGAAATAAAAATAGAAAATGAAAGAGAAAATGAAAATGAAAGAGAAAATGAAAATGAAAGAGAAAAATATATTTTTACTTATCCTTCTATGTTAGATTATATTTCTAAAAATAGTGAAACACAATGGATTGAAAATGACTTAAAACATTTAAATGTGGAATTTATAACAAACTATAAAAATATATCTTTTTATTTTTATGACCAATTAAGTTTTGGAACATTAAAAGCCGTTGATTGTAATACTAATGGTGAAACTATATTAGAAAAAAAATTAAAAGAATTGGGACCCGATTTATTAGATGATAAAACAACTTTTGAATTATTTAAAAAACAGATTAGAAAGAAAGTAAATGAAAATAAAGCCATTGGAAATGTAATTGTAAATCAAAAAATAATATCTGGTGTAGGTAATTATTTACGTGCTGACGCATTATGGATGGCTAAACTATCACCTTTTCGTAAAGTTCAAGATAGTTCTGACGATGAATTAAAACTATTATATGAAGCAATTGTGGGTTTAATCTGGGGAGATTATAATTATAAATTTGCTATAAAACAAAAGTATATTGAACCTTCTCTAAAATTACCTCATCATTATAATAGAGATTTTTTCATTTATAATCATACTAAAGATATTTATAATAATACAGTTACAAAAGAACAATTATATGAAGGTAGTCAAAAACGTTTTATTTATTGGGTTAAAACTATACAAGTATAAGGTTTTATTAATTAGAGTTTGTTATGTAAAATAGAAAAAATAACTATTTTAGGATTTTTTTAGGATTTTTTTTAAATTTTAATAAAAAAATTGATTTTTTTATTTTTTTAGTTATAAATTATAATATTCTTTCGATTGTATATTACGTTTGAAAGATTTGCTACGATGGGTGCTGAACTCTCAATTTTTACGGAAGAAAAGGATGAAAATCCTAATATTACAAATCGTTTCTTTGTCAAAAGTGATAAAGAAACTATTGTGGTTGTTTATACAAACCCTCCTAATGAAACATATTCTAAACCATCTTCTTCGTTTCGTTTTACAAAAGGAGATGATTTGATGTTTTGCCTCAATGCTTTGAAACACGCAGGCTTTCACCCATATAAGAGTAATGGAATTGATGCTGGCTTTTCCTTTATTGGTGAGGAAAATACCTTCCCCAAAATGGCTGCTATGAAAGCCACATTGGGACCGGGAGACAAAACTTGTTTTTGGAATGCAATTACAGCAACGTTGAACATTCCCAACAAGTGTTTGACTTTTGAAGAAATTGAAAACCTCTTCAGTGAGATTAAACGGGATAACACTATTCAACCTGTTTTTACAAAGAATGAAGAAGATTTTCCAGTGATTCCTAACAGTCGAACTTCAACACCAGTGGTTGAAGAACCTCGTGATTCGGCTTTTGATGTGGTTGAAGAAATACCTACCTCGGCTCCTGTTGTGGTTGAAGAAACACCTACCTTGGAGCATGCTGTGGTTGAAGAAACACCTACCTCGGCTCCTGCTGTGGTTAATGTTAAAGAAACACCTACCTTGGCTCTTGTTGGGGTTAAGAAAGATGCTTTGTGTGAAAAAACAATTAATTTTCCCTCAGCAACTGTCAAAGTTGATAACATCCATGCGAAACTTATTCGTGATGGGAACGGTGGTCTGGGAACTATTAATATCCGTGATACTGGGTATGCGATTTATTTCGCAATGTATCCTGTGAAGAATGGTAATATTCTTTGTGCTTGTATTTCAATCAACGGCATTCAGTGCCAGGTTGTTTATTGAACACATAGTGTGTGTTTATATTTATTACATTCTTTTCATTTTTTTTTATAAAAAGTAAAAATTATCAACATTAAATAAAATAAAGTAAAAAAAATAATCAACTAAAACTAAACGATATCAATGAAACTAGCATATAATTAACACATAATTCATAATAATAACCACTCATCAAGTAGGTCAATCAATATGTTGTCTGCTAAAAGTGCAATTTCTTTTTTTGTAATAGTATAGAAGATAGTATCTAAAAGTCCCGTATCAATAGGGTCATACGTAAAAGAACCTGTAAATCTCTCTACAAATTCTGTATTAAACTCCAGAATACATTTGTCCAACTCTTTGAGAGTTTCATTTTCTCCTTTTTTAGTATTTATTAAATTAATTTTTTTTTATTTATAATTTAATAAAAAAATATTAAAAAATAAAAATCAAAAATAGTGTCTGGACACTAATTGTCCAGATAATTAATATATATAGGTATACAAACTAAACTAACTAAAGAGTAGTATGTAATTCTCCATTTTTCAAGTAGGGTTCACCAAGAGGTGGATATTGTGTGGAAATTGGTGTCTTGAAGTTAGGGTGATTTTGAAAACAATCAATGTCATTGTCAATTTCATCTTCCAGCACGAGACTCGCCCCTTTCCCGGTGTATTCGCTGGCACCCATATCGCCATCTGAATCAAGAAATACCCATTCTTTTTCAGGTGAAAGAAGAAATGTTTCCCCATCTAAAACAGAATATTTCTCTGAAACTTCTAAAATATATGCCGTTTTTTCTACAGCATTGTTCAGTTTAGATATACGTGGTTCCATATAGTCAACGAATCCAACCTTCTGGATCCAATTCTGTTTTTCATCGACTACTTTCAAGTAAAATGTCTTTAGAGCATTTTTTGCGGTCTCCATGTTTGTTCCTGCATCTTCAAGTTCAATTGCCGAAAACATATCAGAATTAACTTGTATATCTGGAGGCAAATTCGAGCCATTAAAGACGTCCCACGTTTGTTGGGATGGATTTGTCTTGGTGTCCTTGATATTATCCCCACAATAAATTTGAAATTTATTGCCTTCTGCGAAACCATAGAAAACAATAGAACCCAAACCAAGATTATTTGGGAGAAATTTCCAGGAAAAAACCGAGACAACATGCGTTCTCATCGTAGGTTTTGAAAGCACAAAACGGCTCGTGTTTGATTCTTTAGTCCAACGAGAAAAGTGTTCATCATTCCAAGAATTATTGGTAGGATCCTCAAAAAAGAGAAAGACAGTTCCTTCAGTTCGCTTCAATGTCCATACACACGTTTTTGGCATTATTAATGAGTTTACACGCGGTTTTGAAAACATTGTGTCATTTTCATCAAACTCAATACCAGAACCAGGCATCTCCCAACCAACAGGCATAACAGACGACATCTTCAAATATGAACAACACAGTAATATTACAATGTTAAAAATCACAATAATAATTTAATTTTAACTAAATATAAAAAATCAATTTTATTCATTTATATTATTTTTTTTCTAAAATATATAATTATACAATCATAATAATAATCATAATTTTATATCTATAAATTTAACTATAAAAAAATTGATTTTATATAAATAATTAATTTAAAACTATAATTAAGATTATTATAAAGTATAGGATTACATAAATTTACATAGATTTAACTAAATTTACATAAATTTAACTAAATTTACATAAATTTAACTAAATTTACATAGATTTAACTTAACTATATTTATAATTTATAAAATGGAGCCCGAATTTACTTTAGTTAGTTCTAGAAAAAAGAATAAACCAAATTCTAATCAACAACAACCAATAATTCAACAACAACTTATAACTCAACATAATCCTGAAATAAATGAAGAAAACCAAAACAAATATGATAATGCAGAAATACAAAAAGAACAAAAGTTTTTAACACAAGAAGAAATGGTTAATAGATTAATTTCTAAAATTGAAACATATAAAAATGTTGATATTAAAACTAAAAAAATTGAGAAAGAAACTGGTATGTTTTATGCTATTAATTTACGTATTGATTTATCTACTATTGGTTCTGGTGTATTTCATTCTGCTAAACTTAATACTGTATCTCATATTAATCGTATTGTAAATATTAAACTTATATTTTCTGATAATGAAATTTTACACGAAGATATGAAAATTAATAGTGATGCTTTAATTCAATGCTTTAGAGAAATTGCTCCTAATACAATTACAAATATTAAGATTGATACATTTAAAGACCAACTTGAAAACGAACATTTATGTCTTACTATTTCTACTGTTAAAACATCGTCTTTAACTTATATTTATGATAAAACAATCGAATATGTTAATGTTATTAATGAAAAATATGGAGAAATTCAAAAAACAACACATCAGTATAAAAAATATAATACAATGAATCATTATGAGACTAATGAAACTTTGGACGAAGAACCAATTATTAATGTAGAATCAATTATTAAGGAAGAACCAATTATTAAGGTAGAACCAATTATTAAAGTGGAATCTGTTAAAAATACAATTAAATCTTTTGAAGATAATGAAACACTTAATAATAAATTAATAATTAATAATTCTATTAAAACAATTGTTGATGAATTAACTAAACAAGAAAAACGTTTGTTAGTATATCTTGGAAATGTAAAACACGCACAAATAATTATTTTAGAAAATAAATCTAGTGAACATATTGTAAAAGAATTAAATAAAGAAGAAAAACGTTTAGAATTAGAAATTGAAAATACTAGAAAACTATTGAAAGCACAAACATATGTTTTAGAAAATACTGTATTTAATAAAGATACGCTAATTAATGAAAAACCAATAAGTGAAAAAACAACTAATGAAAAACCAATAAGTGAAAAACTAATAAGTGAAAAACTAATAAGTGAAAAAAATAGTAAAACATCATTTGCTGATAAAGTAGCCTATGGTAATCATTAAATAAAATTAATCTTATTAAATTAAATTAATCTTATTAAATTAAATTTATTATATTAAAAATTTGTAAATGTCATATTTTTCCTTTCTTCAAATGTTTTTTTTTGTGTTCTTTCTTTTAGAAAATCAAAATATGTTTTTGCTATTATATATCTTTCATAAATATTTTTAGAATGTTTATATTTTGTATGTTTATATTTATTTAATATTTCTAATCTCACTTTTAATATCATTGCGATTTGTGAAATACGTTTGTGTTCATAGTGTTTAGATTTATATAATTTTTCTAATTTATGAATAGTATTTTTAACTTCTTCTATTGTTTTATAATGTATATGTATTGTATCTTTAGGATTTGTATTTTTATAAACATCATATGTTTTTGAATTATTTTTATTATATAAAAATTTATTTTTTTTAACTGTTTTCTTACTAGTTATTTTACTAGTTATTTTACTAGTTTTTTTACTAGTGGTTTTACTAGATTTCTTACTAGTTTTTTTAATAGTTGTTTTTCTCATTATAATAATATATTATAATACTATTTATATATTATAATACTCTTTATATATTATTAAGATAAATTTCTAATAAGTTGTTGTGTAATTTCATAATTATAATTTCTTTTTAAATCATATTGTATTTTTTTTGGACTAAATCCTGAATTTTTCATTTCGATAATTAATTTATTCATTTCATTATTATCTATTTTATTTATTATTGTATTATTATTTTTACTAGAATTATTATTATTATTATTATTAGTTTTATTTTTATTAGATTTATTATTATTAGTTTTTGTATTATTGTCTAAGTCTAAAATAGTATCATTTATATCTAGAATAAAATCATTATTAGTATTAGTATTAGTATTAGTATTAGTATTAGTATTAGTATTAGTATTAGTATTAGTTTTAGTTTTAGTTTTAGTTTTAGTTTTAGTTTTAGTTTTATTATCTATTTTTGCGTTATCTTTAATAATCTTATAATTTAATTCAATCCCTGAACTCGTTGTTTGATAACCTTCAATTATAATAGTTGGTGGAGAACTATGAACATTTTGATGGCATTTTTTACATAATGAAACTAAATTCCACAATTTATTTTTATTAAATATACCATTTTCATTATCATTAATAATATTATTTTCATTCGCATCACATTGTTGATTAATATGATGAACATCAGTGGCATTTGTATTTTTACAAATTTCACAGGTAGAAATAATTTTATTAATATTGTATTTTGAACCTATACTGGTATGATTTATATTTAAACTTTCATTACCAATTTGTGTTTCGTCATTAATATTATTAATTTCTCCATTCATTATTGTTTTTATACTATTCATACTTTCTCTAATTTCTTTTGCTTTAAGAATAAAGTCGTGTTCTAATTCCATAGTTTCACATACTAAAATACCATATGATTTTGGACCATTACCAGGTTGTAATTTTCTACTATAAATTAATTTAGAAGGATTATTTACATCTCTTTCAACTAATAAATGAAATAACTTAACATTTTCTAATTCTTTAATATAAGACATATCAGCCAAAAAATGTAAATGAGTAGCAAAAATAAAACTACATTTGCGTTTAGATAATGTTCGCACACCCGAAGCCACTAATGCCGTAGCATCTTGAGTTTCAGTGCCACTACAAAGTTCATCGCCTAAAATAATTGAATTCTCATTAGCATATTTTAAAATAACTTTAAATTCTTTCATTTCAACTTCAAATGAACTTAATCCTGCGTAAATATTATCATTACTGCGTATTCTTGTAAATAAATAATGGTATGGTTTATAAGTAAAATGACTAGATGCTACATACATTCCTGCTTGTGCCATAATAATATTAATACCAATAGATTTCATTAAACTACTTTTACCAACAGCATTTACTCCAAATAATAACATACCATCAATATTATCTTTACTATTATTTTTACCCATACTATCTTTACCCATACTATCTTTACCCATTACAATATCATTTGGCACATATTTTGTATTCTTAGATATATGTTCTATGATAGGATGTCTTATTTTATCAGCCTTTACAAAACTATGTGAATTATTCATATCAATTTCAGGGCATACATAACCTTTTTCTATCGCATTTAAAACATTTGACTGAAGAACATCAATTTCAGCAATAAATTTAGAAAATGTTAATAATGTATTAATTTTACTGTTGCGATTATCATTAGGTTCATTAGTATCATTAGTATCATTAGTTTCAATAGTATCATTAGTATCATCAATAATACTATGTTGTATCCATTTTATAAATTCGCCTTTTACTAATTTACCTATTTTTTCAATATTTACTTTTAATGTTCCATTACTACTTTTTAAATGAATAATATCAAGTTCCCACTTATTTTCTTTCATTTGGTTAAATTTAATATCTTTATGTGTAATGGTATATTTACCAATTTTAATTTGATTTTTATGTTTATAAAAATAGTCTTCTAAAATGTCCTTTTTTGTTTTTGTTGTATAAATATAAATACCTTTAGAAGTATTATCACCAATACATATATTTACTTTTGATGTATCTTTATTAAATTTAGGTTCAATAATAATTGATAATTCATTTATAATCGTTTCTAATAACATTCTATCACAATCAATCTCTTCTTGTAATTCATCTAATACTTTAGAAACACCCTTTATAAAAGGATTATTTTCAATACCACTCCAAATATTACAATTTAAATTTTCTAAAATTATAGTATCAGTAAAAAGTCTATGTATCTCAATAAATGATTGAAATTGTTCTAGACTAGGTATTATGTCTAATAATGCTTTAACTAGTGTTGTAGTAGTATTATTATTAGTATTATTAATATTATTATTAGTATTATTATAATTTTGATTTGATACAATACTATGTAAATATTCATATACATTTATACATTTATAGAGTGAATCAATATAATTACCTATATCATTTGGATTAATATTATGTGTAATCATTTTTCTCAAATAATTATCAATGTTTTTAATACCAAATAAATGTTGTCGCAATTGATATAAGGGAGAGCCGTATTTATCATTCATTGATGAAACCATATTTTTTTTCATATAATTATTATGTATTGTTTCTAATTCACCTATTGTTTGATAGCGTTTTTCTAAAATATCATTGTTTGTAATTGGAGTTGATAAACGTGTTCTAAATAGATTTTTACCCAAAGGTGTTTTAGTATTATCTAATAAATCTAATAAACTAATCCGTTTTATATGTTTGCTAGAACTAACTGTATTTGTAATACTACCATCATTACGAAGATTATCAATAATATCTAATTGTTCTAGTGAATTATTTGCCAACATTAAATAATTATCACTATTTAAAATAATTTCAGGTTTATCTAATTTTTGAATAATACTTTTATCGTGTTTTAAAATAAATTCTAAAAGCAAAGTTAAGGCTATTCTAGAATAATAATGTTCAGCACCATCAATATCCAATTGTTGTGTAATATCCATTAACCCCCTATATTTATTATAAACACTATTAAAAGTTAAATTTTGATAATTTAAATTAGAATATTTATCATCCATTGTATCACGATTTATAGTGAATTGATAATTAAATAAATGTAAAGCATTAATAAGTGTATCATCAGTTAAACTATCGTAGTTTTGTATATAAATAGTTAATTCTTTTGGATTTTTAATTGTTAATAATTTTAATAATTCATCAAATGGTATTGAAATATCTGTTGATGATGTATTATTTAATGCTAATAAACCATTATGACCTGTAATACAATCAACATAACTAACACCAATATTTACAATTGTTGGGTTAAGTTTATTTGGTTTATAATACGTTGGTAATTGTTCAATATAAATAACCATAGATACTGTGGAATAAGAATCGGAATGAATATTAATACCAGGACTTAACACCGCAGTTTCTTTACGTTCATATTTATTTCTACCTATACATTCTTGTTCGAATACAACTACCGTCCATCCGAATTTATCAATGGCTTTTTGAATATAAGGTTGAACATAAGGCAACTGAACACCTCCCATAAATACTTTAATATCAGGATTTTTATATACTTCTTGCTTTTTTTCAGCAACTTTTAAATTTACATTTTCACAAAACTCCCAAAGATCTCCAACTCGCGAACCATCAGGATATATTAAACCATATATTTCTAAAAATTCACCAACTTGCATTAATACAATAATTTTATCTTTTTTAAACTTATCTTTATATTGTTTTAAAGTATCCATATAAAATTCAACCACTTTTTGGGGTTGGGATTGGTTTTGGTTGTGTTGAGTTGTCATTTTTTATACTTAATTATACTTAATTATACTTATTTTATATTAAAAATACAATAAAATAAGTGTGTTTTATATATATTTATAGTATAAATTATGTTTAAATTAATAAATAAAAATATAAAATGTTTCTGGATAAACACTATTATTTAGAAAATACAAAATAAATATAAACTAAATAAATATAAAATAAATGAATTAATAAAAATAAATGAATTAATAAAAATAAATGAATTAATAAAAATAAATGAATTAATAAAAATAAATGAATTAATAAAAATAAAT